ATAATTGGATTATTCTTTTTTCTTCTTGATAGAACTTGAGCAATTCTTAAAATTTCCTTTTCTCTACCAATAACCGGATCTAATTTTCCTAATTGGGCTTGTTTTATTAGGTCTTTACTGAAGTTATCTAGAACTGGTGTGCCACCATCACTTTTCTTTTTGTTCTTTTCACTGTCATCTACAAATTCTATTGCCATATTAAAAGTTTTATTAAAATCTAATAATAACCAAACAAGTAGTCAATATTTGACAGTATGACAATTATACTGACATTTTGTCATGTTTTTAATTTTGGTATAGATTTGGTCAAAATTGCACCAAAATAAACTTTAAAAAATAAAAATATGTTTGGTAAAAATTTTGATAGACTTTTTAATGAATTTTTTAATTCTGATCCATTTTTCAGGGATATAAACAATTTTGAGAAAAAAACTTATAGATCGGAAGATGGTTCTATAACTTTTACTTACATCACAAATGTAAAAGGTGATTTAAATAAATCTGACGAGCTCACCTTATTGAAACAAAAACTTGATATGGCTGTTGAGGAACAAAAGTTTGAAGAAGCTGTGGAGTTGAGAGATAAAATAAAGAATCTAGAACAAAACAAGGAAAAAATAAGTGGTCTGAAAAAAGAACTGGATGAATGTATTAAAACCCAGAACTTTGAAAGGGCGATAGAATTAAGAGACGAAATCAACTCCCTAAAATAATAAAGGATCCACCAGAAATGGTGGATTTTTTATTTATACAAATTATATTTATCAAAAAAATATATTATGGCAATCTTAAAAGAAGAAATTGTTGGTTCTGTTATTATCAATGAAATTGAATCATCAAATATTGTAAAAACACAATATGATACATTAACAAAAAAATTAATTGTTGAATTTAAACATGGTGGATCATACATATATGACGATGTCCCGCATCAAATCTACACACAATTTAGACTTGCCCCATCACAAGGATCTTTCTTTAGTAAAAATATTTCAAAAACTTTCAAATACAAGAAAGCTGAGTAAATCAATAAACCATTATATTTATATGTAATGGATAGTGCACTTATAAAAAGTTTTGAACCTAAAAACGAATTAAACCCAAAAATTTGGGAAAAATTCGGTAATTCTGTTAGGATGGAACCGGTTGTTAGAAACAGGCTTTTAGAGATTGCAAATGAATTTATCGATTTTCTTGGGATTGATATTTTAATTTCAGATATAATAATGATCGGATCTTTAGCAAATTATAATTGGTCTAAATATTCAGATATAGATTTACATATTGTTGTTAACTATTCTCAATTTCCACCAAACTCAAAAGACTTATACGTTGAATTTTTTGACCTTAAAAAAATAATTTTTAATCAAAGACATAATATTAAAATATTTGGTTATGACGCTGAAGCATTTGTTCAAGACGAAAATGAAGTAGCTTTTAGTTCTGGAATTTATTCGGTTCTTTTTGATATGTGGGTGAATGAACCAAAAAAAGAAGAGGTTGATATTGATAAATCTTTATTGAAAGAAAAAACAAAACAATGGATGAATATAATTGATGGTGTAATTAAAAACATTGATGAAGAAGACATTGATACATCAAGAGCTCTTTTAAAGAAATATAAATCTAAACTCAAAAAGTTTAGAATTTGTGGGTTAGAGAAAGGTGGTGAATACTCTATTGAAAACCTTGTTTTTAAAGTTTTAAGAAGAAACGGATATATTGAAAAATTAATGACCGCATACTCAAAAATTTTGGATGATAAATTATCCCTTAAACAATAATTTAACAATTAAATAGATAAAGATATTTATTGTTATATTTATTAATAAAAAATTAATTAAAAAAACAAAATACTATGGGAGGATTAAGACCTATTGGAAGTGAAAAACTTAGCGGAATGGATAAAATCCGTAGAATAATGGAAATTGCAACATATGATGGTAATAAAGGTTCTAACTTAAATGAAGATAAAGAAAACGTATTTTCTGTTAAATTAGCAGATAATATTGACTATGTTATTGTAAAAGAAAAACAAGGATATATCATTAAAGAATCTTTTAATGGTGAAATTAACTATCTTGAAAACATACAAGAGAGAAAATATTATAAGTCATACTCTCAAGCACTTAAAAGATTAAATTTAGTTGCTAAAGAGAAAAATACTCTCTATGAGAACAAAAAAGGTACGGCGTTGTTTGAGGAGTCTGAAAAAAAAAAGTATTATCTAGACTTAGGTGATAAAAAAAAAGAGGAAACTAAATCAGAGACACCAGCAGCAGCAACACCAGCAGCCCCGGCTATAGGAACAACACCTCCGGCACCAGCGACTGGTGCTGCACCACCATTACCACTTGAGGAACAAGGGGACCCAACGGTAGACCCAAACGCACAAGCAGCACCCGCATTACCAGCACCAACAGGAGCTGAAGTGCCTGCTGACCCAACTTTAGCACCCCCAACACCAGATGCTGGATTAGAAGGTGGTGAAGGTATGGAACCAGCACCGGAAGAAGATATGGGAATTGAGTCTGAAGAAGGTGGTGAAGACAAAAAAGAAGAAATCACATTTAAACTCATTCAAAAACTTACCGGTAAGTTAGCTCAAAAACTAAGATCATATGGTGAAGATAAAGAAATGAGTTCAGATAATATAAAATATGTTATAAACTCTATTATTTCGGCAATTGATGTTGAAGCTCTTGATGAAGATGACATTGAGGAAATTATCAACAGACTTGAGGGTGAGGAAGAAGAAGGAATGGAAGATGAAATGGAAATGGAAACAGAAGAAGAACCAATGGGTGGTATGGGTCCAGAACCTGGATTAGAAGGACCTCCTCCGGCACCAGAAGGTGCTGTAGCACCTCCGGCAGGTGAAATGGCCGAAGGATTTAAAAATTTAAGTGATGCTTTTGTTAATAAATTTAAAGGTGCTTATAGTTCTGTATTGGCCGACAAAATGATGGAAGGTCAAAGAAGAGATAAAAGAAGAAAAAAACATTCATATTCCGGATCTTTTGGTGAATCAACAGTAGATAGAATCATTTCAAATTACTTTAATATAAAAGAGGATGAATATTTAATCAAAGAAGAAAGTACAAGAAAAGAAATTGAATTTATTAAAAGAAAAAATACTCAAGAAATAAAAAGACTTTCAGAATCTTTAAGACAAGAAAGAATGGCTTTAAAATTTATTGAGAAATATCCTAAAGCTAAACTAGTAGGTTCTACAACAAAGAAAAATTTAGTTTTTAAACAAGGACTGACAGAAAGAAAAATTACCCCAGAAGGAAAAGTTTTATGAGTTATTTAATTTACATAAACGGAATGGGTCCAAACTATAAAGGAGATAATATCTATGAATTTATTTTTTCAGATACAACCGAAGATGTTTGGGGTGAAAATTGGGAATCAAAACCTGCAAATGGGTATCCTTCACCACCAGATGTTGAGTATATTAAAAAAGTTGGGACTTTAAAAAATGAAAAGATAACATTGGATTTGGTACAAGAATCTGATGTTTTTTCTGTTTTGGACTCTATGGATGGTGTAATTGCAATGGGTTGGGAAAGAGATAGTGATGACATTGATTTTTCAATAACAAAAAGATTGGTATTTAAGTTTGGTGATACCGAACAAGAAGTTAAAGATAAACTATATGAACGAGATGTCGTATTAGAATTCGAAAAAAAAGTTGTATATGAAAACTAACAAATATGTAAAAATCCTTTTAGATAATGGATTAAATGTAAAAACAATATCTAAACTTAACGAATCACAAGTAAAGGTACTAGCTGAAAAATTTGAAGCCAAAGAAGCTGTTCAAACAACACAACAGACTGGTTATAAAACTGTAATAACACCAGGTTCTCAAGCAAATTTAAATGTTAACGGTACTGATATTTCTGTTGACCCATCGAAAGGTATAACTATGATGTCACAAACAAAACCTGTTGGTACTGGAGAGGTTAAAGAACAAGAAGTTAGTGAAAAGTTTAAATCTACAGCACAACAAAGATTTTTCTGGAATAAATGTACAAAAAGTGATAACAAAAAAAGTAAGTGGTGTAAATGGGCAAACGAGTTCCAACGAGACACAAAAGATAAAGATTTACCAAAAAAATTACATCCGGAAAAAAGCGTTAAAGTAAAAACTGAAGGGTATGAAAAATTCCTTGAGGATAGTATTGTTGAAATGGTTGATAGGTATATCAATCCAGCAATGACAAAATCTCAACTTATAAACACACTTAATGAAAAAGTTAATAAGTCAGAATCTTTCATGTTGAGAAAACCAAAAAAGAATTCTATGTTTTCCCAAGACGAAGGAAAAGAAATGAAAACAATGAAAAGACCAATTGGTAGAATGTTCTCTTTGGGTGAAGACACAAAAGAAAAAGAAAGAACAAAAACAAGGGAAAAAGAAAAAGATAAGGATAGAAAAAACCCTTACGAACCAAAACATAGACCAGTACCAAAAGCAAAAAAAGGTGAACATAAAGAACAAACTGTAGCACCAACAAAACCGGGAACAAAAGAAAGAACAAAAGAAAAAGGTCCAGGAAAGAAAAACCCCTTCCAACCAAAACATAATCCAGCACCAAAAGCAGGAAAAGGATCTTTACCTAGTTTCTTGAAATGGGATAAACTTGGAGTTAATTTAAAATAAAAAAAAATAATGGGAAACTTAAAAGACAAAAAACTTAATAGTTTAATTAGAAAAGCATTAAACGAGGCTCCAATAGATTACGAAGGTCCAGAAAGAATGGATCCAAGTATTGAAAGAAAAATTTTAGATAAATCAACACCATATTCTAAACATCCAGCTATGCCAAAAATGAGTAGAGATTTTGTTGAACTTATTTCATCTAAAAGATTTAACGATACTGTTAGTAAATTAAGATCAGCTTTAGAAAGAAGTGTTGGATCAACTAGACACCTTACAACCGGAAATCCACTTATGAATTTAATGATGTTAGTAATGCAAGCATTAAGACAAAGTGGATCAATTGAATCAAGACACAAAGAAGACCTTGAAAATTTGGCGGTTGAGTTAGTTAAAAAAGAAATGGCAATACCTCCAGGATCATTACAGTTTGACGCAAAACTTATGGGTATGGGTCAAAGTGAATCTACAGAAAGAATGAGAAGACAGGCTGAAGAACCATCAAGAGAAGAAATGATGGACGCTTTTAAAAGTGCACAACAACATGAAAATGATGTTGAGGCTTTTTTAGATGCTATGGATAATTTTGATAAAGAAAGAGCAAAAAGAAGAATGATTAACGCTCTTATTGGTGGTGCTGCAAAAAAAGGTCAATACATGTATCACATGGTATCACAAAAATTAAATGAAATTGACCCAAATCTTATTGAATTATACGGTATCACAACAGCAATTATTGATCATTTATATTGGTTATACCCAGAAGAGACTCTTGAAGCAATGTCTGGACAAGGTGGTAGTGAGGTTGGGACATCAGAAATTGATAATCAAACAGATCCACCAACAGTTATTGCTAGAGGTGTAAACTTCCCAACTTTAGTTCACGAACTTGTTAAAGGTGTTTATGAAGTATTTGGGACTCACGGTTTACCTGATGACCCAAGACAAGCAGAAATGGTTATGGGTGCTGAAGATACAGTTCCTGCAGAAGCCTGGGATTTAAAATTAGGTCCAGTATTTTGGGAGTTACTACAAAAATCATATCCTATTGAAATTCTTACAGAAGATGATATGAAACACATCCAACATTACTTATTCATGAGATTGAGTGCGATGCCAGCCGAAGAGTTTTTCCAATTATTTAAAGAAGTTCTAGAAGAAAAACAATCAGGTAAAGATAAGATACAAAGAATGGTAAATGAAATTGTAAGAGAATTAGAAGAAAATGATGAGGAGGAGGAAGATGAAGAAGATGATGATATTCTTTCTCAATTAGGTTTATAAAATTATATATTGTCCTAAAAACCCCCTTTTATGAAAATAACTGGGGGTTTTGATATTTATATAAAAATATCTTTATGGCATTAACTAAAGAACAAATAATGTTAGAGTATGTGAGATGTATGAAAGACACTCCATACGCATTAAGAACATACTTACAAACTTACGACAATACAGTATCTAAATACGTACCGTTAGAATTATTCCCGGATCAGGTATCATTACTTAAAGATTATGAGGATTATGAAGAAAATATCGCATTAAAATATCGTCAGGCTGGTGTATCAACGGTAACCGCTGCATGGATATCAAAAAGATTGGTATTTGCGAAAAAAGAACGTCCAGAAAAAATATTGATTATTGCCAACAAACTAGACACATCAATGGAGATGGCAAACAAAATTAGGGCGTTTGTTGAGCAATGGCCTTCATGGGTTGGAACTGGGTTTTCTGCTGATAAAAACTCACAAAGACATTATAAACTTACAAATGGTTGTGAGGTAAAAGCTGTTGCAACATCACGAGATGCTTTGAGGGGTTATACACCAACAATACTTGTTTTTGATGAGGCCGCGTTTATTGAAGCTGACGGTGATTTCTGGGCGGCTTGTATGGCATCACTATCTACCGGTGGTAAAGTAATTGTAGTATCAACACCAAACGGATATGACCCAATTTATTATGAAATATATAACCAAGCAAATAAAGGAATTAACAATTTTAAAATTTCTGAAATGTTTTGGTGGAAAGACCCAAGATACTCTAAAGATTTATTTTTGGTTCTAACAGACGATATGGTTGATTATCTTTTAAATAAAGACGAGAAGGATCATTCAGGTAATGTATCATTTGCTGATACAGACCCATACGAAAGAGATTATGATAAAATAAGAGAATATTTTTCAAAAGGTTATAAACCATGTTCTACTTGGTATGAGAAGATGGTTAAAAAACTTAAATACGATAAAAGAAAAATTAATCAGGAGTTAAATTGTGAATTTTTAGGTTCTGGTGACAACGTATTTGAAGGAAAACAACTTGATTATATCAAAGATAACACACTACAAGAAGCACCAACAAAACTTATGGGTAATTCTTTATGGATGTGGAAAGAACCGGTACAAGGTCATAAATATATTATGGGAGTTGACGTTTCTCGTGGTGATAGTGAAGACTTTTCTTCAATACAAATAATTGATTTTGATGAAAGAGAACAGGTTTTAGAATATGTTGGGAAAATCCCACCAGACGCTTTGGCTGAAATTGCATATAAGTGGGGATTAATGTACAACGCATTTTGTGTTGTGGATATTACAGGTGGTATGGGAATTACGACTGTAAGAAAAATGCAAGAACTTGGATATAAAAGTTTATATACTGATGGTGTTGATACAATGAATATATGGGCTGTTAATAAATCTTCGGCTGATAAAATACCAGGAATTAATTTTAACAACAAACGTGTACAAATTATTGCGGCATTTGAAGAGTATGTTAGACACAAATTTAAAATTAGAAGTGTCAGACTATACAACGAAATGAACACATTTGTTTATATCAATGGTAGACCTGATCACCAAAAAGGACAACACGATGACCTTATCATGGGGATTTCAATGGCGATATATGTTGGAGAATCTTCATTTTCAAAACTAGAAAAAGTAACCGAAAAAACAAAAATAATGATTGAGTCTTGGACTGTAGCCAATAATGAAGCGGTTGCCAAGGAGGCATTTTTTGATCCTGTATTACCTAATATGAATGTTAGAAATGATAGATACACAAGAGAGTTTTCTGGACCGTCTAAAGATGACTATATAAAGTACGGTTGGTTATTTGGTAAACGATAATATTTATTACTATGGGGTTAAGTCGTAGAAAAAAATCGGGGAAAAAAATAGGAGGATCTTCACTAATTGTTGTTGGTCAAGACATTTATAGTACAAAAACATTTAAACCGGATTTTAATAAAAAAAGAAAACCATATGAGGAATTTGCTGAAGCTCCAGTTATTTCACCAACTACAACAACAACTACAACAATACCAGTACAAACTTGTAATTTAGAGACACAACAATTAGATAATTTGATTACACAAAATTATTTTAATTTGGTTTGGTGTTAAAACATTTAAAAAAAAAAGAAAGTTATTAAATTTTAATATATGGAACAAAATAATTTAACAATATGGCAGAAATTATCCAAGACCTTTGGACCTAATTCTCTGTTAACTATGGATGAACCTTCTTATAAATTAGATAAAAAAGTTTTAATTAGGACTCCCGACAAACAAGAATATGAAAGAGAAAAGTTGCAGATGCAACAAAGTCTATACATTCAAGATAATTGGAAAAAAATTGAGAATAACTTATATGCTCAAGCAATTTACTATGAACCAAATAGGATTTCGGCTTTTTATGATTATGAATCAATGGAGTATACTCCTGAAATTTCAACAGCACTTGATATATATTCCGAAGAGTCTACAACTCCAAATCAAGACGGATATGTATTACAAATATATTCAGAATCAAAAAGAGTTAAAGCAATATTAGCTGATTTATTTAACAAAATTTTAGATGTTAGTATTAATTTACCTATGTGGATTAGAAACACATGTAAGTATGGGGATAATTTTGTTTATTTAAAACTAGATCCAGAAAAGGGAATTGTTGGTTGTTTACAATTACCTAACATTGAAATTGAAAGACTAGAAAGAGGAATGGAAGCAAGAACCATGACAGCTAATATTGGTTCCGATGTTGAATTTAAAAATAAAACATTAAAGTTTGTTTGGAAAACTAAAGACATGGAGTTTAACACTTGGGAAATTGCTCACTTTAGATTATTGGGTGATGATAGAAAATTACCATATGGTACATCAATGCTTGAAAAGGCTAGACGTATCTGGAAACAACTTGTTTTAGCCGAAGACGCAATGTTAATTTATCGTACCTCAAGAGCACCAGAAAGACGAGTATTTAAAGTATTTGTTGGAAACATGGATGATAAAGATGTTGAGGCTTACGTACAACGAGTTGCAAACAAATTTAAAAGGGATCAAGTTGTTGACAATAAAACTGGTAACGTTGATTTAAGATTTAATCAGATGGCGGTAGACCAAGATTATTTTATTCCAGTAAGAGATGCGGCACAAACAATGCCTATTGAAACATTAGCAGGTGCTGCAAATCTTTCTGAGATTGCTGACATCGAGTATATCCAAAAGAAACTTGTTACAGCGTTAAGAATACCAAAAGCTTACCTTGGTTTTGAGGAACCGGTTGGTGATGGAAAGAATCTTTCACTTTTGGATATTCGTTTTGCAAGAACAATTAATAAAATTCAAAAATCGGTTATTGCTGAATTAAATAAAATTGCAATCATACATTTATTTTTGCTTGGTTTTGAGGATGAGTTAGGTAATTTTACATTAGGACTTACTAACCCATCAAAACAGGCTGATCTATTAATGATTGATGTTTGGAAAGAAAAAGTAACTCTCTATAAAGACATGGTTACAGAGATTGCAAATACAATACAACCAACTTCAGCAACTTGGGCTAAAAAACATATATTCGGATTTTCTGATGAGGACATTAAACTTGAAATACAACAAATAAGATTAGAAAGAGCTGTTGCGGCAGAAATTGCAAATACGGCTACTGTTATAACACATACTGGTTTATTTGATAATGTTGATAAATTATATAAAACTGTTTCTGGTGAAACTGTAAGTGGTGGGGGAGCCGCTCCAGCAGCCGGAGGACCACCGCCACCACCAGCTGGAGGTGAAGCGGCACCTATGACTGATAGTGTTGAGAAATCTAACCTAAATATATTACTAGAAAGTGATAACATATTTGGTGATGAATATATTGATTTATCTAAAGGTAGGAATTCTTTGGGTCAGATTGAGAATGAACTCGAAAAATTACTTAATAGTTAATATTTATAATAAAAATTAGCTATGAAATTCGGATTACTTAAATCAAAAATAGAAAAATGTTTGGTAGAGTCATACACAAACAATACGTTAAAACGAGATTTATTTGTTTTTGACCAATTGGTTGCAAAAAATAAAAATATAAATAAACTTTATTATTTATATGATGAATTATCGTCAAATAAAGGTTTAAACGAATCTATTGCTTCAGATTTTGTGAATCAAAGTATCACCATATATGAAAACACAATTAATAAAATTTCTAAATCAGATTTAGAAGATTTAAAATTATGGGTTATTGATATCGAGACAAAAAATAATTATGAGGATATTGATAATGTTTTTTCTAACAATGTTTTAACTCTAGAAAATAAAATTAAAAGTAAAAATCTTTTGATTGAAAATCTAAAGAAAAACGAAAAAAATGATGAAGAGTTAAAAAATGTAACAATTACTCAAATGGTTAAAGTTGCTAATAAAACAGTAAAAAATTATTTGTCATCTCTATCTGAAAATGAAAAAAGAAAATTAGAATCAATTTTATTAGAATCTGACGAAAAGTTAAAATTAAAATATGAATTAATAAAAGAGGATGTTGTTGATAAATTAACAGAATTAAAATCAAAAGAGACCGACAACGAAATTAAATCTAAAATTACAGAAACAATAACAAAAGTTAAAAACGAAAAATACGACAAATTAAATTACTTCAAATTACAAGAGTTAAATAAAAATATTTAATTATTTGATTGTAGTTTTTGTTTATAGATTGCTTTATTTAAAATTTCTCTTCTCTCAACAGATTTCTTTGTAAATTCTTTCCTATAATTCAGATGTGAATTTTGACGAGTTTTTATTACTTTGCTCTTTAATTCTTTAAGAGCTCTCTCTATGTCATTTTTTTTTACTTGTACTATTAACATAATTTAATTATAGTGTTTATTATATTGATATATATCACAAAATTAAGTAAATTTTTTAAAAATAAACCAAAGTCACATGGAAAAAAATTATGAAAAAAGGAAAAACCACCAAAATAAATGGTTTCAGAACATCTAAAGTACATTATGGTACTGTAGATTCAAAAGAATTTAAATCTCTTTATCTAAACTTACAAACCTGGGTAGAACCAAAAGACGATTATGAAAATTGGAATAGAATTGTCTTAAACATGAACAGATCAATAAAACATTCGGTATTACAAAGTATTGATAAAAATTTATTTGATGACAAGTTTATTGTTGATTTAGACTTAAGAACAAGTGGATTACAATTAAAAAAGAAATCTTTTATGAATTTAGAAATAAATTTATTTTTAA